CACTAATCAAACCTAACTTTGCAGGTAATTTTACTTCAATCTCTTTCCCAGCACATTCACGTGATGTCTCTTTGATTTTATCCCAAATGATTTGAGCAAGTTGGACGTATTCACGCCATGTAAATTTAATTTTGTTATTTTCTAAATGGACTGAAATATCTTGTGTCAATTCCGCAAAATTGAAACTATAACAAGCCACATCGCCTAAAGGTGATTTAATTGTATCAACACTTTTTAAGGCATCTTTTAAATTAGTCTGCATATTATTTATTTTAACGATTAAAAAAACGTGTTATTAAAACGCCCAGATTTACACCTGTTATGCGTTTTATATTTTCCGAAATAGAATATAATTCGACTGTTGCAATTAAAAACGCTGCCATGTAAGTAATGTTGAACGGAAGGCTAAAAGTATTTCTTGCACCTTCAAAAATAAGGATAGCACAAAAATACACTACTATTTTTTCTATGGTACGGTAAAGCCCACGACTATTTATCTTTTGCCCTTCCTTCTTTGCCGCAATGATTCCCGTGGCCATATCTGCAAAAACAACGAAAACCGTAAATATTAAAAATCCTTTTATAGGAACAAAAAATGAAAATATCCAGCCGCAACAAATTGCGTATGTTATTTTCTCCCATCCAAGGTGCAAAAAGTTTATCAAGGTTGCTTTCATTATTCAATTTTTATTAACCTAACATCACCATCCACGGTTGCAAATTTGCCATCAGCATATTTGTACAAGTCGTATTTAACACCGTTAAAGGTAAAGGATATTTGATTGGTAAACGTAGATAAAAGTAGGTTTGTTGAAATTGTGTAAACTTTACTTTTGTCTGGATTAAAAACAAGTCGTTGATTTGTGTTTAAACGAATCACCCCATCAATAATTTCACCGTTAAAATTTAGCCGCCAATCGCCGATAAAATTAATAGAGTCTTTAATTGCAGTTGATGTGTAAATAGGTTTACCAGAAATTTGAATGTGAAGGTCATTTTCGAGTTTAATTAAATTATTAATTTTTCCTCTACCAATATAACCTCTTGCTATTTGTGCGATTTTATCTGAATAGTTATTTGCAATAAATACTATTCTTTTAATTGCAGAAATGCTATCACCATAATTATCAACACTTTCAATAATACTACTATCTGTAAACAATGTTTGTTTTACAACAAAGTAAGTATTATTTGTTTTCCTTACAAAAATGGTATCAGATAAAATATCTTGACCATAAATGATAGAAGGAAATAGGAATAAAAAAAGTATTTTTTTCATTTTATTTGTTTTCAAGATTAATAATTTTTTGCTCAAGTAACTTTATTTTTTCATTTGCTTCCTGTAATGCTTTTATAATAATTGGTATAAGATTACCAGCCGCAACTCCTAATTGATTCTCATTATCAGAATTTACAAGATTAGGTATATTTATACCTAAATCAATTTGTGCCTGTTGTAAATCTTGAGCAATAAAACCAATTTCTTCAATACCTATTTTACCTCCATCCCTCATATCCCAAACAAAAGAAACTGGTTTTAATTTATCAATAAAATTCATACCATAATTTAAAGGCAATATATCAGTTTTATCTCTTATGTCAGATACATTTGTCCATGCAGATTGAAAAATTCTATAGGTAGCAGTTGATGAATTACCAACGGTTGCCTCATTTGAGGCTGTATTTGAAGAACCTGTATATACTTCTCCAATCCATATATTATTTGAACCCGTTGTGTTTAAATAACCAGCATAATGACCCAAAGCGACATTTCCAGTTCCCGATGTTTTTAAAAGCATTGAACCATGACCAATAGATGTGTTATTTGATGCGCTTCCAACAATAGCTGACATTGCGTTATTTCCTACTGCTAAATTAAAAGAACTAATAGTGTCATTTGCTAAAGTTAAATAACCAATGCCAATATTATCATCCCCTGTTTTATGGTCTTCTAAAGCCGTTCTTCCTATTGCAATATTTCTTAAAGAAGTAGTATTTTTAGATAATGATTGACTTCCAACAGCTATGTTAAATTGCCCCGTTGTATTTGCATCTAAAGCATTGCTACCTATTCCTACATTTTCAGTCCCTGTTGTATTATTAAATAAGGCGCCATTTCCAAAAGCTAAATTGGTATTTCCAGTTGTATTTTTTTGTAAATTTCCATTTCCAAAAATCAAATTTCCAGTTATTGTTCCTGTACTTTTACCAATATCTATATTATTTATTCTTACTTTTCCTCCAGTTGTATTAACAGATAAATTTGAAGTATCGCTTATTAAAATAGTACCATTTGAATATGGAACTGCTTTATTTATAAAAGATGTTTGTCCCGTGCCTCCATTCGCCACTGCCAAAGTACCGCCCAATGTTATTGCGCCACTTGTTGCTGTGTTTGGTGTTAAACCCGTTGTTCCACCGCTAAAGGTTGTAACCGCAGTACCACCTCCTGCAACGCTCCAAACATTTGTAGCACGGTTGTAATTGTAAAACCTATGATTCACCGTATCAAGAATAATATACGCGCTTGTATCACTTGACGGGGTAATGATTCCAGTGTCCGCAAGTACGCCCTGAAAAATAAGCCCGTCGGCACTAGTTTGTTCTCCGAGCGTTATTTTTTGATTGCCATTGCTCGGGTACTGTGCCCATGCAAGGCAAGGCAAAAGGAAAAGGAAGAGGGAAAGGAGTTGTTTCATGTTTTTTATTTTATTGCTAACCAATAGATTTTAACGCTTTTACTTGAGGCTTCTGTTCCGTCTAAATTCCATGCTTGAACGGAAAAAGTTGTATCACTTTTAGTGTAAACCTCAAATATTATTTTGTCACCCCCACCAATTCCAGCAGATGTTATTATAACGGCTGAAGGATTTGAGCCAAGTCCATGAGTTACTGTAAAAACAGCCGAAGGCGAACCCGTGGTTGCTGTTGTTTCGCCTCTTGTCATTAATCCCGTTTGCGCCACCGTTGTAACCGTGCCCACAACATTACTTCCATCTTTGCCAAGTAAACTTGTAGGCGTTGCCGTGGTTGTGGAAAGGGTAACGGCGCCAGTCACCGAAAGGGTACTTGATAAAGTCGTTGCTCCTGTGACACCGAGTGTGCCGTTCATGTTTATATTACCAAATTCATTAATTGTCATTGCAGTAGTTGGCGCTTCAGTATTATAAGATGTTTGAAAGTGCATTCTGCCAGCCCAAGTGCCTATTGTTCCTAATGAACCAATAAATAAATCTCGGTAAGGACTTGTTTCTGATGATTGCAAATATCTTGTATATTGACCTGAATAGACTGATTTTGAACCAAATGAAATATTGCCAATAACGCCTAAATTATTTGACAATTCACCACCTGTCAATTTTAAATAAGTTGAATCTGCTAAGCCCGTGCGAAGGTAACTTGAATTATCGTATGTTATATTTGACCCTGATGCCTTGACAAAGCCTGTGCCGTTTAATGTGTTTTGCTTTGCTGCAAATCTGGAAGTAAGGTTTAATGAGGTTGTATCAGCATCTCTAAAGTATGGTAATAACATATTTGTCGTGTCAGCTTTACGGAGGTAAGGCGTTAACATTAAAGTTGTATCCGCTCTTCTTAAATATTTGCTTAACATATTTAACGTGTCCGAAATATTTAGCTTAGTATTAAATCTTGAAGTTAAGTTTAATAAAGATGTGTCAGCATCTCTAAAGTAAGTAGTTAACATCGAAGCCGTATCAGATATATTTACTTTTAAATTTATCCTATTACTCAAAGTAATTGTATCTAATTTTCTTAAATATTTAGACAGCATTAAGGTTGTGTCAGTTATATTTAGCTTAGTATTAAATCTATTTGTAAGGTTTAATGAGGTTGTATCAGCATCTCTAAAGTATGGTAATAACATATTTGTCGTGTCAGCTTTACGGAGGTAAGGCAAAAGCATAGAAGCTGTATCGCCTGCAACGATGCCTTGCAAATCGGTGAACGGTGCAGTTATTGTTCCGCCGTCTAACTGAGTCAAGGTTAATGTTTTTGTCGTTGTGCCTGTGAAAGCCGCATTGTTTATTTTGTCGTTGTAGGCAATATTCCAATTATTTGAATTATTAGGAATAGAGGAAGCCCAAGCGCTACCCGTTGACAAGGCTATTCCAGCCTCAGGATAAACAGGATTTGGAAAAACACCCGTACCAATAGAACCAATGCCGCTAACGGTTGCGACGGTATAATTTGCACCTACCTTAAATGAGGTTGAAACAATGGTAATTTTATTTGTGTCAGTTAAATTATATTGGTCATTGTTTAATAGTTGACCATTTCTAAAAACCAAAATATATGCCTTTAATTGAATAGGAAATTTAGGCGTAATTGTCCAAGTCAAAACACTTGATAAGGCTGGTTGATATTCTTGTTTTAAAATCTTTATGGTATCATTCCCAATAGCAACGTCAACAATCGAATCCCGTATCCTTGTAAATACAACCGCCGAATCAAGTACCAAAGTTCCTGTCGTGGTTATTGTTCCACCGAGCAAGCCGAAGCCCGTTGCAACGCTTGATACCGTTCCTTTCGTATTTATTCTTGAGGACAATGAAGCCGTGTCTGCTGCATTTAATTTCAATGCAAATCTGGAAGTAAGATTTAATGAAGAGGTATCGGCATCACGGAAATAGGGAGATAACATATTTGTTGTGTCCGATATATTTAATTTGGTATTAAATCTATTAGTAAGATTTAGTAAGGTAGTATCAGCATCTCTAAAGTAAGGGGTAAGCATTGCAACTGTATCCGATAAATTTAATTTACTTGCAAATCTTGTGGAAAGGTTCAATAAACTTGTATCGGTTAACTCCATTAATACAGATAAATCAGCCGACACCGTGCCCGTGGTTGTAATAGGATTAGGATTAACAATTATTCCTGTGCCACCAGATATTGAGGTAAGGCTTCCCGATCCTCCACCACTTCCTGCACCACCACCACGGGGAAATATCACCGTATAATTTTCACCTACTTTATAAGCCGTTGCACCGATAACAACGGAGGCATTGGTTGGTATCGTATATTGGGTAGGCAAAAGTATTTGTCCATTACGGTAAACTTGCACCACATTTACGCCACCGACTACTAATGTGTCACTTTGCGTCCAAGTCAAAGTTGAGGAAGAAACATTGGTAAAATCCTGTCTTGCGTAAAATCTTCCACTTGTATCCGCGTATGCTTTAGTTGCGTAGTTGGCTAACATTGCAGCCGTATCACTTACTAAAAGTGTGGCGGTTGTATCGCGCCATAATCCACCAGAATAATATAAAGAAGCCCTGTCAACGGGTGAGGTTATTTGAACATCATGAAGCTCGTTTAATTTATAACCCGATGCTACACGAATGGCAATTGTACCATTATTTGAACTTGAATTAATACAAAAGCCGATAGGCATATCAAGATTTGGTGCAACAGGCTCAACGTCCGTCCAAACACCTGCCACCGTTGGCGAAGGGTAAAGGATCGCACCAGCCGCAAAGGTATCAGTGTTGACTTGTCTAATTTTACCAAAAGAAATAACGTAACCATCTTCCCCATTACTTAAATCGTGTGCAGTTATGCCTAACAAATACTTTGCATCTATTGTGCCATTGGCTATAAACTTTGCAACTGTTATTCTGCCACTTGCTCCCACCGTGCCATTAGCATAAACAAGACTTCCTTTTGTAATGGTTGAGCCTGTCTGATTTTTAACTAACCAAAAGTTTTTGAAACCTATTTCATTTGGTACATTGTCATTTAATCCAAGCACCACCGTTGCTAAATCGGAATCCCATCTCATTTTTGCAGTATCCACATTATTTGTCGGAACATTGACATTAAAAAATAATGAGTCAATAGGTTGTGCAAAAGCACCGCCGCCTAATTGATTCCAAACATTGGAAGAAAAATCAAAGGAATATATTTTTAGGTTAACGGTGTCAAGTATAACCCATGCGTTTTGATTTGATACGGGTTGAATGGATGCTGTGTCGGAAATTGAACCACGCCAGACAAGGCCGTCGGCGGTGGTTTGAAAACCTAATCTTTGTTTGTTAGGATTTGTTGGGTATTGGGCAAAAAGGGAAATGGATAGGAATGAAATAAGAATTGAAGGCAATGTTTTTTTGCCCCCAATCCTCTTAATCAAATTACTACCCACTTTCAATAAAACCTCCTGGATTAAAATCTCACCAACGCGTCCCAATGTTTTCAGGAAACGTCTTTCTTTCTTTGGTTTTTCCATCATAAAACAATCCCTAAGGTGTTATAAATGTCATTAATTTCTTCATCTTCGTCGCAACTTGCATCAGGACAACCAATGGCGCTGGGTATAAATGCGGTTAATGGCGTTGTATAATTGCAAAGCAAATCTTTAATCCTTTTCTTTTTTACCTCTAACCTTTGTAACAAAGTGTCTTGATAAAATTTCAATCCTTCAACTCCCACATTTTGCCCATATTCATTGTCCAAAGTGTATAAACCATTTGTTCCAAGTTGCATAACCATGTACGGGGCTGCTTCGTATAAAACGGCATTGGCGCAAAAGGATTTTAATTGTTTGTCCCAAATATCCTGATAAGACGTTGATGTAAACGCGGTACTTGTTCCTTTGTCTGCCAACATTGAATCATACAAGGTTATGCCAATCGCTGGAACAATCCAACGGAACTCGGCATCTTGAATATGTGGGCTAATAAGAGTTTTATCAATCCTTATATCTGCTGGTGTTGGACGTGCAACCCCTCCAGCTATTACTTCACTCGGTTGTATTAATTGGCTCATTTGTTGGGGTTGTTTGTTCTATTTCTACGGGTGCGTAACCCAATATTTCTCTTTTTTCATTTAATGAAAGGTTTTCTTCCACCTTGATTTCACCCATGAATGACACAGGCAAAGTATTGGAAATACCAAAAGAAACGTCTGTGAATGCTTGATTATAAAGCCCAATTTCTTTTAAAAAAGGATTAATAATTTTTGAAAGCATTAAGTTTTGACGCGGCTTAATAACCGTATTTTGCAAGTACTCCATCTCTTGCCTTATCTGCTGATTGCTTCCAAGTTGTCCGGAAGTTGCAAAGCCCGCTAAAGACTTTGACCAACGGTTAGCAACCACAATGGCTGAAGCTGCAAGGTTTTGAAGGTTTAAAAATTCGCCTTCATTTTCTTTTGATGTGGGTATAAAATTTGCCTTTAATTTTTCATCTCGAAGAACCTGAACGAATAATTTATGGTTATTACCCATTCCTGTAAACTTTGACTCAATGCCTTCAACAAGTTTTTTAGCCTCAGTGGGAGTCATTGACCCAAAGAATTGTAAAATACCTGAAGGCATAAAGCCATTTTCAAACTTGCTTGTATTAAATCGCTGGATTCGATATTCAATCTCCGCCCACATCTTCGCGCCTATCCACTCAGGTAAGCCGAAGTAAAAATAACCAGCCGCGTATTGCTTCACATGAATAATTGAACGCTCTGTTCCATCTTCAAATTTCTTGAACTCAGGGTAAATCGGTACTTCTCGAAATCCTTCACTTTCGTAAAATGTGCCCTCAGTCGTCAATGGTACTTCTTCCCAGTTGTCGTAAATGCCAACCGACCTTATAATCTGGTCGGCTTCGGCTTTTCTTATTCCGATGTTATAAACAGGAACATGATAAATATAAGTGAATGGCTCATTTCCAACTTTGCCCCTTACTATTTCCGCAAAGCAATTGCCAAAAGCATCGTAATCAAAAGCCAAAGAACCAAGCACCTCTTGCAAGTTTTGAGAATGCAAGTTAACTTGTCCGATAACTTCTTCAATCTCATTCAATGAGTCATCGGTTATTACCTCACCCTTCATTGATGTTGTAAGCAAGGTATTAGATTTCCCTTTCATGGGAATAAAGCCGTCACCGACAACCATGTTAACCTTGTCCTCAATGATTCGTCGAAGGGTTGGGGAATTGTTTACAATGGCAATAAGACTTTTTAAAAAGTCATCCTTTTGGGTAAAGAATCTAACCCATTTAGCGCCTGTAAAATCAAGTCTTTCTCTGGAAGGCTCGTTGAAAATATCTTCCTTTACTAACATAGTATTGGAAGTATCTAAGGTAACCGATGCCAATAAAGGACTATTATTTCTTTTTAAATTTCTATTAGCCCTGTTCGGTACTGCTTGAATTGTCTTCTTTATTTGGCTCATAGGTTTTTTTCTCAGGCGTGAAAATGAGGTGTTGGCTAACAGATTTGGGGTTGGCATTATACCAACCCCTTAATTCTGCCTGTGTAAAATTTCC